GCTGAGTCTTAGACTAGGAAAGCAGATGAGTCAGATGATGATATATGAAGTAGATTATATCAGATTGGAATTATTGAACTCAGACAGCTTGGTTAATGATAATGACATGGGAGCAACTTTTAGTGGTTTTATTGACTGGCATCAACCAACTCAACACAAAGTCGATGCTTTGAAGTTGGCTGCATCTGCTGAGCGAGCATTCGAGTCACAGGAACTTGATGGTGATTCGTACCTTTTGAGTACTTCGCCATCGTACAAAGGATTCAGATTTAATTTTGATGGTGACAATCAGGTTAAATTCGCTACTTCTGAGGCTTACACAAATTTGCAAGGCTCGCAATGGGATATGGACGAGATATTCCAAATTTACGATACTTCCATGGGAGTACAACAGGAATATGATAATCAATTATGGACTGGTCGAGCAAATTGCAATAAAAGCAATATTGGCTTCTCTATGGGCTATCAGAACAATGCAGTAGTTCCAGCCGCCGCTAAGACGCTTATCGACATTCCTGATTCTTTAGATACGGTTCATACGCCGGAATCTATGCCGTTTCAAATGTCGAATTGCAATATGGACGTTTTAGGTGGATTAATGAAAATCCAAGTTACTCACTCTTCTGTAGATGACGGTTCAAATACAGTGGTAGATGATGATTACACCGTTAGAGTTACTGTCGGTGTCAAAGGCTGGAGGAAGATTTGATGGCGAGAAAATATTCACGGAAAACAAAACCTGCAAGTAAATCTAAAAAGATTAGAGGCAAGAAGCCGCAGAGCAAAAAAGGATTTACTAAGAGACAAATTCATAGATTCATTCATGAATTGAGGAATGCTAATGTCAGACAAGAAGAATGAGTTGTTTGATATTGATGGTGATGGGAAGGCATCACCTAAGGAAATAAGATTGTGTCAATTGTGCCTAATGGGAGCGTTAGCGGTCGCATTTGGTGACAAAGTGCTTGCACTTTGAATAGGGGGCTACGACTCGAAGAGGCGGGAGATGCATCGCATCTCTATTACGCCCCCTATACTAACATTCACAAAAGGGCTACTGCACCGATGGGGAGGTTGTTAGTGGCTAACAAGGCTTTATAAGTACTGACTAACAGGAAGGAATATGTCCGAGACAGATTACGAACTTAGCCTGCAAAAGACTTGTTTCATCTTTACGGTGAATCTAGGTCACATAGATTCCAAGATAGATTGGTCTAAATTGAGTGAAGATGAACAGATTGAAGAGTTGGAAATGCATTGGGAACACTTGTGTTCTATGCCCAACTTGAAAATCGGAAGGGCCCAAATTGAACGCAACAAGGCCGGAGTTTTGCATATTAACGGAGGTCTGAAATTTGGGTCTGTTTGGAGAGCGAGAACTCTTCAAAATAAAGGCCGTTGTTGGGCTAGACCTGCGAAGAATGAAGCGGCAGTCTTGCAGTACGGCAAAAAACAAGAAACTAGAGTAAAATCTCTAGCTAATTTTGGTGTAAAAAAGGCGAAGAAATCGACTTTCCAAAATCCAAAACAGCAAGCAATTCAATTGTTGTTGGATGGATTAACACCAGTGGAAATATGTGGGAAATACCCTGATGTGTTTTTCACACATCACAGAGCGATAGTTGAAACTTTCAAGATGATGACGGTCGCTAAATCGTGTGGTGTCAGAATGGCACTCGATGAAGAAGAGTAGTTTAAGTACTCTTGAAATTATAGGGTCGCATGGCGACACATTACGGAGTAAGGAAGTTAGCACCGCATCAAGAAGGATATGGTTATCAAGAATGGGCCATGTGGTTTTCAGGTGCTAGCAATGCAGATATCGATGTAGATGTCGATGGAGTACTAAGTACTCCGGCGATAGGATACATTGACCTGAGTCATATGCTGAGTCTTAGACTAGGAAAGCAGATGAGTCAGATGATGATATATGAAGTAGATTATATCAGATTGGAATTATTGAACTCAGACAGCTTGGTTAATGATAATGACATGGGAGCAACTTTTAG